ATTTTATATTTATTTTATATTTATTTTATATTTATTTTATATTTATTTTATATTTATTTTATATTTATTTTATATTTATTTTATATTTATTTTATATTTATTTTATATTTATTTTATATTTATTTTAATAAAATTGAAAAATAATATTAAAATTATATTATATATTATATATAATATATAATATTAATAAATATGAATACCCATAAATATAATACAAGAATAGCTACTGGAGCATTAAAAAGGAAATATTATAATAATTGTAATTATGTATTTGATATTTTTAATAATTCAGATAATTCAGATAATTCAGATAATTCAGATAATTCGGATAATTCGGATAATTCAGATAATTTAAATAATTATGATAACTGTAAAAAATTTAATATATTAAATAATATTAAATATTATTCAAATTTAAATAATATTTTTCCATCGAAATTTAAAATAATTAAAAACAAAAAATTCATTTCGAATAAAACCAAATTAAAAAATAAAAATAAAAATAAAAATAAAAATAAATTATATATTTTAATTCCTTTAAATAATAAAAATTTTGATAAAAAATTTAATAATTATAATCAATATAATATTGATGATGATTTTGATGATGATTATGAAGAAGAAGAGAAAGAAGAGGAAGAAGATGCAGAAGAGGAAGATGAGGAAGATGAGGAAGAAGAGGGTGAAGATGAAGAACAAGAAGAAGAGGAAGAAGAAGAAGAGGAAGAGGAAGAAGAAGAGGAAGAAGATGATAAAGAAAAAAAGAAAAAAGAAAATAATAAAGAAGAAAAAGATAATAAAGAGAAATTAAAAATAAGTAATTTAAATTATAAAAAATTTAATTCAATATTGGAAGATAATAATGATGAATCGGATTATTTTAAAAATAAGTTATCAAAAGAAGAACAATTAAATATAATAAATAAATTAAAAAATATTAAAGATTTATCATATATAGAAAAACCATATTTATTACATTTAATAGATTTAAATATTCCAGATGTGTATAAAGTGTGTGCATTAAAAAAAATAAATATATTACGTTCTATGGATCAAAATAATGGAAATAATGAATATTATAAAATTAAAAGTTGGATAGATTCTTTTATAAATATTCCATTTAATAAATATAATAATTTACCGATTACATTTGCGGATGGTATAGATAAATGTCATGATTTTATGGAAAATGCGAAACATAAATTAGATGAAGTAGTATATGGATTAAATGATGCGAAAATACAAATAATGCAAATGATTGGTTTATGGTTAGTAAATCCAAATGCAATAGGTTGTGCTATTTCTATAAAGGGACCAGCAGGGACCGGTAAAACTACATTAGTAAAAGAGGGAATAAGTAAAATATTAAATAGACCTTTTGCTATGATAGCATTAGGTGGATGTTGTGATTCCGCATTTTTAGACGGACATGATTATACATATGAAGGTAGTAAATATGGTAAAATATTAGATATATTAATTCAAACTTGTTGTATGAATCCTATAATTTTATTTGATGAATTAGATAAAATAAGTGATACAGCAAAAGGTCAAGAAATAACAGGAATTTTGACACATTTAACAGATACAACACAAAATTCGGAATTTTGTGATAAGTATATGTCAGAAATATCTTTGGATGTATCAAAAGCTTTATTTATATTTACATATAATGATGAAACAAAAGTGAATTCAATTTTAAAAGATAGAATGTATAAAATAGAAACAGAGGGTTATAAATTAAAAGATAAAATAATAATTTGTAAAAATTATTTATTACCAAAAATAGAAAAACAAACAAAATTTAATAATCAAGATATATTAATAAATGATGAAATAATAGAGTATATAATTAAAGATTTTACGGATAATGAAGCAGGAGTAAGAAATTTAAAGAGATGTTTGGAAATTATATTTACTAAATTAAATTTATATAGATTAATGAAACCTGATATAAATTTATTTGAAAAAGATATTAATCTAAAAGAAAAAATAACATTTCCATTAAATATTAATAAAAATATAGTAGATAAATTATTAATTAAATCTAAAAATGATATTATACCATTTGGATTATATACTTAAAAATATTTCCAACTATAATAATATCTTGTATCTGTTAAATTTTCATATTTTAAAAAAACAAATGATTCTCTACATAAAGACATTATTTCTTCTTTATATTCTGTAATAGTATTATATTCATAATCTGTAATTAAATAATTCGGATTTTGAATAATTAAATGTAATTGAAATTCTTTTTTTTTTGGTATTAATTCAAATGCGCCGATATAAAAGGGTTCTTTAGTTTTAAATTTTTTATTAATAGGATAATAACCAATGTAAAAATAATTTTTTGTAATATTTTTATATGAATAATCTCTCATATTAAACATATCTTGATACATAAATGTTGGAAAATAATCTTTTAATGTTACCATTTCATATATCCAATTTATAGTATATTCATTTACTTCATTATATTTTAATAATTTAATATTATCATGTTTTAAATCATTTATTTCTTTTATTTTTTTATCATTTAAAAATGTATAAAATGATGGAAAATTATCGTATTCTGTATTATTTGTAGTGCAATTATCTTCTTCTTTTAACATCATATAAAAATTATTTTTTTTATTATTTAAATTATATTTATTATAATAATTATTATCAAATTGATTTATAATATTAATTTTATTTAAATTATAATAATGTATATTTAAATTATTTTTTATATTTAATTTATTATTATTTAAATTATTATTATTAAAATTATTAAAATTATTATTTTTAATAATAAAATTTATAATAAATATTTTTAAATATAACATTTTATTTATTTATATATATATATTAAAATATATTATTTAAATATTTTAATATATATTATTTTTATCTACTTTGTATATCTATTAATTTATAAAATTCATTTAAACTATCTGTAGAAATTTTTGTTTCTTTATTTGAAGGATATATATAATTTTGAGAGTATGGATTTTCATTTTTAAAAGCATTTGTAGGACTAAAATATAAATTTGAATTCTCATTTTTTATTTGAACGAAATTTAAAGGTTCTTTATTTAAACCTCTTCTTAATAAATAATATTGTTGTTCTGGAGTAATGCAAGGGCAACCTATATCAGTAGAATAATTACTACTAGAATAATTAGTATAATAATAGCAACATTCTGGTAAAAATTTATTATCATTAAAAATTAATGAATTAATTTGATTAATTTTATTCGGATATGGATTTAATAATAAATTTGAGTTTTTAAATAATTGTCCTAAACTATCTTGACTATCTTGATTATTTGGTTTATTAATATTTGCAAAATTCTCTTTTTGAATATTTGCAGAATAATTATTAGATATATCGGAATAATTATTTAATTTATTAGATTTTTTTGAATTATTAATATTTGATTTTATAGAATTCGAATCTATATTTATAGAATCTATATTATTAAAATTAGAATTAGAATTGAAATTAGAGTTAGAATTAGAATTAGAATTAGAATTAGAATTAGAATTAGAATTAGAATTAGAATTAAAATTAGAATTAGAATCTATATTATTAAAATTAGAATTAGAATCTATATTATTAGAATTAGAATCTATATTATTAGAATTAGAATCTATATTATTATAATTAGAATTAGAATTAGAATTAGAATTAGAATTAGAATTAGAATTAGAATTAGAATTAGAATTAGAATTAGAATTAGAATTAGAATTAGAATTAGAATTAGAATTAGAATTAGAATCTATATTATTAGAATTAGAATTAGAATTAGAATTATAATTAAAATTAGAATTAGAATTAGAATTAGAATTAGAATTAGAATTAGAATTAGAATTAGAATTAGAATTAGAATTAGAATTAGAATTAGAATTAGAATTAGAATTAGAATTAGAATTAGAATTAGAATTAGAATCTTTATTATTAGAATTAGAATTAGAATTAGAATTAGAATTATTTGATAAATTTTCTATATATGTAATATCTTTGCTACTATTATAAATAATAATAATAAATAATAAAATAATAAATAATATTTTAATTATATAATTTTTCATATTATATATTAAAAATAAAATAATATTAAAAATAATTAATTATTTTTATAAGATATAATATTAGATATTATATTAGATATAATATTTAATAAATAAAATTAATTATTTATATTTTTAGGTAATTGACTGGTAGTATCTTTAATAATATTAGATGCGAAATTAGAGAAAACTACATACATAATAATAACAAATATCATAAATATTAATAATAAGAATACAATTAAAATATATGAAACATAAATAGGGAAAAATACGAAACCAATAAAAGGCAAAGAACAAAGAACAGCTAATACGATGGTAACGATAATAGCTAATACAAAACCAAGAATAGAAGGAATAACTACAATAGTAAAAAAAGATAAAGCCATAATATAAAAACTTAATCTAATAAAATTGGCTAATAATATAATAGTATCATATATAATAGTAATAATAGCAAGAATTTTACTTAAAAAGGAAATAATATCATTACTAATATAATCTATTTCAGTTAATATGGATAACATTTTTTGAATAAATTGTTTAAATAATTCAGCGGAGGAATTATATAAATAAGTAAAGAAATCGGTAATATTAGAAATGATGTTACTTCTAGAGGCGAAAGAATCATATGTTTGATTTAATAAATTTTGAATAGGTGTATCGACTTCATTAGTAATTTTTTTATTTAAATCATTTAAACAAGAATTCATATTATCAATAGTAAATTTAATATCTTGAGAATTAATAAAAGCGGCAAAAGGGATGTAAAGAGGGTTACATTTATTAATTTCCCAATTAGCTTTTAAACTTTTAATATTATTAATAATATATAAATATATAACTAATAAAGTAGTAAAAATGATAATAGTAATAGTAATCCATATATCATAATCATATTGTTCTAGATAAGTTTCTTCATCAAAATATTTTTTAAATTTATTAATAATTTTTTTAATTTTTTCTTTATTAATATCTTCAGACATAAAAATTTATATAATTATTATATAAATATAAAATAATTATATAAATTATATCTAGATTTTATATTATAATTAGATTTAAATAATAAAATAATTAGTGTAATATATAAATATATAAATATATAAATATATAAATATATAAATATATAAATATATAAAGATTATGAGTTATATATAAAAACTAAAGGGAATTAAATAATATCTCCAGCGACTCTAATAATTGTTCCAGGTAGTTCTTGCCAAGCGGCATCAGAAATATTAATAAAACCTTTCATACTATAATAAAAAATAGTAATAGTAGAAGCCAATTTACTAAATGTATCAGAAATATTGTTATATAATAATAATGATTCATTAATAATTGCATTAATGCGTTCATTAACATTACCGGATAAACTAGTAATAGTATCTTGATTATATAATGCTAATTCTTTATTACTTTCAAAAAGTTGTGTGAATATAGCTCCTTGTTGAGCGACTTGTTCCAAAGAACTATAAATAGGATTTAAGAAATTTTGCATATAAGTGGATTGTTGTGTTTGTATGCATTGATCGAAATTAGTAATAGGGTCATAACCGAAAAAACTAGCGAAAGGCATAACAAGAGGATTACATTTATATTTTTGCCAATTATTTTGTACGTTAGATAATCCAATTGAAAGAGCTAAAAAAACATTAACAAGAGTAATAATAAATATAATAATAACAACTGAACCTAAATCTCCAGTTAATCCCATATTAAAATATATATTTATAATAAATAATAATATTAAATATAATATAATATTATGAATTAGGATTAGATAAATTATTTTTATCTAATAATTCTTTATTAATATTATACATCATAGTATTCATTCTATTAGCATTAATATGTAAATTAGAGGTGCCTAATGTATTAAAATTAGTATTACCATTAGTGAGAGCTTCTATAAGGTTTGTGAAATTATCAGTATTAGATGAATAAACATTATTATTAATAATTCTATTTTGATATAATTTATCATAATGTTGATTATAACTTTTCATTATATTGGAATAATCAGAAGAGAATTGATTAACATCATCTTTATTTTGTATAAGTTGTTTTAATGAATTACCGGTATAAGGTTCGTATATAATAAAGTTATAATTACCTAAAATAAATAAAAGAATAATAGAAATAGAGATACCCATAATAAGATATTTAATAGGATTTTTATAAAAAAATAAGAATTTCATAATATAATTATATATATATTTTATTAAATATTAAAATAATATTAATATATTAAAATATATGTCAGAATTTAATATATTAAATTTACAAGAGAAATTAGATTTAAATAATTTAATAAAAGCGAATGAAGTAGTAGATTATACGGAAGAGATACGTTATAAAAAACAAAGTGAATTAATAAGGAATGATGTGAAACAAATGATATATTTAAAAAATAAGAATAAATTAAAAGAAGAGAATAATGATAAAGAGGAATTAGATAATTTATTAATAAAAGAATGTAAATTTTTATTTAATAATTATACAGATATATTTAATAAAATAAAGAATGATATAATAGATATAAAAATATTAATGAATTTTTTAGATATATTAAAAAAGATAGAAGAAGGTGAAATAGATCAACATGAGGGTTCATATTTAGTGGGAAAGTATTTAAAAGAAATGTATGTAGATAGTGTATTAAAACAGAAAAGTAAGATAGAAGAAGAGGATATAAGAAATGAGAGAAAAAAAAAATTTAAGAATGAATTAATAGAGAGAAATATATGTTATAAAGATTATAAGATATTAACAAAAAAATAATTTAAAAATAATAATTTAATTTAATATATTTATAAATTTTATATTTCTCTCTTTTTTTTTAAAAAATAAATATATAAAAAAAATAATTTAAAAATAATAATTTAATTTAATATATTTATAAATTTTATATTTCTCTCTTTTTTTTTAAAAAATAAATATATAAAAAAAATAATTTAAAAATAATAATTTAATTTAATATATTTATAAATTTTATATTTCTCTCTTTTAATATATTTATAAATTTTATATTTCTCTCTTTTAATATATTTATAAATTTTATATTTCTCTCTTTTAATATATTTATAAATTTTATATTTCTCTCTTTTAATATATTTATAAATTTTATATTTCTCTCTTTTAATTATTTATTAATAAATATAATATTGTAATTATTAAAATTATTATATATAATTTGTATATATTTTTTATTATAAATGTAAATAATAATATTAATATTAATAAATTACTTATTGTTTCTAATATTTCTATTAATATATGTTTATCATATTGCATTTCTGGATAAATTCCTGAAATTAATGTTGAACTATTATCACTGCAACTATAATAATAATATATATCTGCTATTTTATATTTTTTATTATATAATATTGATTTCTCATATAATGAATATGGTTTTATTGTTATTTCTTTATCTATTAAATTAATTTCATATTCTTCTATTAAATTATTATCACAATATTTTTTATTTAATCCATAATCAATACATAACACATTTCTTGGTTGCAAATATTTTTTATTAAAAATACACTCATTATTAATGATATTATGTCTAAAATTATAAGATAAGATAAATACATTTATTATATTCATTTTTATTTTTTTTTAAATTGTATTTTTATATAAATAATATTTCAATTTTATTTATAATATATATAAAATTGAAAATTATATAAATGATTTATAATAATATTATATTATGATTAATAATTATATTTTAGTTATTGTTGAATCTCCTGCTAAATGTGATAAAATTGAAAAATATTTAGGTTCGGGATATAAAGTAATCGGTTCTTTCGGACATATTACACATTTATCTGATTTATCACAAATCGATTTTAATAATAATTTTCTTCCTACTTTTAAATTAATTGATACTAAACAAACTCAAATTAATAAAATTAAAAAATTTATTATTAATGCAAAAGAAATTATTATTGCTACAGATGATGATAGAGAAGGTGAAGCTATTGGTTGGCATATTTGCAAAGTTTTTAATTTAAATATTCAAAATACTAAAAGAATTGTATTTCATGAAATTACCGAAAAAGCTATTATTAATGCTATTAATAATCCTACTATTATTAATATTAATTTAGTATACGCACAACAAGCTAGACAAATTTTAGATTTAATTGTTGGATTTAAAATATCCCCTATATTATGGAAATATATTATTAGTCAAAATAAAAATGATTTAAGTGCAGGTAGATGTCAAATCCCTACTTTGAAATTAATTTATGATAATTATTTAGAAATTAAAGAAAATATTACAAAATTTAATTATAATATAACTGGTTATTTTACACCTAATAATATTTTATTTTCATTAAATAAACCTATTGAAAATAATACTGAATTACTTCTATTTTTAGAAAAATCCAAAGATTTTAATTATATTTTAACTAAAGAAAAAGAAAAAGAAATTAAAAAAAAACCACCTTTACCATTTACTACTTCAACTTTACAACAATCTGCTAATACATATTTAAATATATCTCCAAAAGATACTATGTTTTTAGCACAAAAATTATATGAATTAGGATATATTACATATATGCGAACCGACTCTAAAATATATTCTAATGATTTTATACAAATTGTTAATAAATATATTATTAAAAAATATAATAAAGATTATATAAATCCCTTATTCATTCACAAAAATAACAATAATGAAAATAAACAGGATAAAGAATTAGCTCACGAAGCAATTAGACCCACTAATATAGAAATATTGAATCTACCAAATGATGATATATTATTTACAATTAAACATAATAAATTATATCAATTAATTTGGAAAAATACAATAGAAAGTTTAATGTCAGATGCTATATATAAACAATTAATAATAAAAATAACAGCTCCAGATGATTTATATTATAAATATATATCTGAAGAAAATATATTTATGGGTTGGAAAATAATTCAAGGAATTGAAAAAGATAAATATTATATATTTTTAAATAATATTAAAGAAGGACAAATAAATTTTAATAAAATTATATGTAATCAATCATTAAAAGATTTAAAAACACATTATACAGAATCAACATTAGTAAAATTATTAGAAGATAAAGGTATTGGAAGACCATCTACTTTTTCAAATTTAATAGAGAAAATACAAAAAAGAGAATATGTTAAAAAACAAAATATAATAGGGAAAAAATATGAAATAATAGATTATGAATTAGAAAATAATAAAATAAAAGAAGATAAAAAAATTAAAGAATTTGGAAATGAAAATAATAAATTAGTAATTACAAATTTGGGTATAATAGTAATAGAATTTTTAACAAAATATTTTAATTTATTATTTGAATATGATTATACTAAAAATATGGAAAATGATTTAGATTTAATAGCAAAAGGAGAGAAAAAATATTATGAATTATGTAAAGAATGTAATGATTTAATAGAAAAATTATCAAATAATAATAATTTATTATTAGAAAAAGTGAATGAAGAAAGAGTAAATATAAAAATAGATAATAAACATACTTATATGATAGGGAAAAAAGGTGCAATTATTAAATATGAAAAGGAAGATAATACAATCGGATTTTATAAAGTAAAAGAAAATATAGATATAGAAAGATTAAAAAAGGGAGAATATAAATTGGAAGATATAATAGAAATAAGAGATGAAAATAATAAATTATTAGGGGAATATAATAATAAAGATGTATATTTAAAGAATGGTAAATATGGTTATTATATAGAATATGATGGTATAAAAAAATCATTAAAAACAATAAAAATAAATGTACCGATAAAGAATATTAAATTAGAAGATGCGATAAATATAATAAATATGAAAAGTAAAGAGGATAATTCATTAGTAAGGTTAATAAATGAGAATATATCAATAAGAAAGGGACAATATGGAGATTATATATTTTATAAAACTATAAAAATGAGAAAACCATTATTTTTCAAATTGAATGAGTTTGAAGATGATTATATAAATTGTGATATAAAATTATTAATAAGTTGGATAAAAGAGAGATATTTAATAAATTAAAAATGAAATATATTATAATTAATAAGTTGTTTTTATATTATTTTTATAATATTTATTACTTTTTTATAATATTTATAATTTTTATATTTTAATTTTTTATTTTCTCTCTTTTATTAAATTTAAAAAGTTATAAATTCTATTTCAATATTTAAATTTAATTTATAAAAAATGGGAATTAAATAAGAGAGAAATATTGAAAATATAATTTTTTTTATTTTCTCTCCCAATTAAATTAAAAAAAGTTATAAATTCTATTTCAATATTTAAATTGAATTTATAAAAA